ATGTTCTATACATTTATCTATTTGGTCGACGGGGACAATTTATGGTCTTTCCACCCTGATAATCTATCGACAGCCTGCATGGATGAATTACGAATACATGCTAATTCCCGTTCTCCGGCCAGTCCTGTGATACCTAATGCTTGCAGGTCTGCGGCGGTTAAGGCACCTTGTGCCTGGATTTCACCCGCCTCTGGGCCTGCAATACCTAGCCTGGCCGCTGCTTCCCTTATGGCTTGGGCTTGCAGTGTTGATGCTTGTGTCGTAGCACCGGCTGAAATGTTTGCGGCTTGTAAGGCGGCTTCTTCGCCACCGCCGCCAAAAATATCACCTATAATATCTATAAAAGGCATCGGATCACCTCGTAATGATGTTTTTCGTCTTTTTTAATAAAAGTCATTGTTTGCCTCGCAAGAAAACACGCTGCCCGATTCTTCCGGGGAACACGTGCATAAATTTTGCTTGTATTGGTGTTAGTGAATATCCAATCAAAGGATTCTTTCACGGATTTGATGGCTTGCTTACCTTTAAACGTGTGTAAATTAGCATGTATTCGTAATTCATCCATGCAGGCTGTCGATAGATTATCAGGGTGGAAAGACCATAAATTGTCCCCGTCGACCAAATAGATAAATGTATAGAACATAACGGCCGGACAATTCAATAACCGGCCTATTTTTTCATAGTCGAAGCTTCGATCAAGAGACAATTTGCCTATCCTGCACTCGTCTCCAGTTTGTTCCGTCAGAAAACGCTATAGTTGAACCACCCGCCTCGTCTGAGACAAATATCATTGAATTCTGGTAGGTTTCTGCATCTGGCAAGGTTGTCACGGTATAGGATGAAAGCTCAACAGCGACGTCTAATATTCTCCCAACAGCATCGATAAAGACCTGGAATTGTGGCGTTGCCTTGCCGTCTACAATTAATAAGTCTCCGCGCCTGGGTACACTGGTGATACTCATTGCAGATTGAACACCACATGATCGGCACTGAAATTAATATTCTCTCTCGAAGACAACCGTACACCCATAAAGCCCGGAAACGCACCACACCCACCGGGAAAATTCCATACTAATTTATTACTATATTGGCCTAAATCCGCGGTATTTCTGAAAACAGGAGGACCATATAAAACATTGTCAGCAGTGACTTCTAAAGAGACTGATCCGTCTGTCGTGTTAAAACCTTGTGATATACCTAATTCTATAGACTGGCAATTGATTGTGTCGTCGTTCTCCTGCTCAAATCCCATCTCGATAATATAAGTAACTCGTTCACCAAAGTCGGTATTAGACTTATCCAATCTGCCCCACTTATCATCTTCAGCGACATAATATTTACCATCAAACTCAACTATGTAATCAGCTTTCCAAGGTAATGAATTACCATCAACAACCGTATCCAGGATAAACCAATTGCCAGCGAAGAAACCAAAAGAGTCTCGTTCTAGTGTAAAGGTGGCTATATCAAACCCAAACCATTTAAACCGGCCTGTCTTGGCTTCTGCCATTTCATCAATAGTATAAGTTCTTAGAATTGTATCGATGAATTCATTAGATATTTTAGGCGCCACACCTCCGGTAATTCCATAAATGCCGAAATCCTGTAGCTCCTCACGGCCTATAAACAGCACTGTGTTGTTGTATTCTATCTTTCCGCCGATAAACCCATTTTGTATTCTCCCTCTCACCCCCACATAAGGCACCGGGGTGGTACCGACATCCTGGAATATCTGTATAGAATCAGTGCCGGCTATGTATAAATCGTTGTTAAGCGTCCAGACTGCATTGTTTTTGTCCGGTAATTGTTCGGCATCAAAGAAAGACAGTGCTTGAACCGTCCCTGCCGCCCCAACATCAGAGAAAAAGGCAGGACTACCATCAGCGGGGATGTAAACAAAACGCCCATTAATATGGGCAACGTCTACGCAAGGGACAAAATTAGCATTGCCTATGATATTCGTAAGAACGTCTGATTTATCTAATGTGAACACATCACCACCGTTCACAATAATGACAGCCTCATTAAATCCTATGGCTGTTTTAATGGGTTCAAAGCCGGTTATGGTACCAGCGATAACAGTGAAAGCACCAGTATCCGGATCACTAAATTTCCGTAGTTCATCCGAATACACCGCGTACACTGAGCCATTCCATTCAAAGTTACCTCTGGCCACGTCTCCAACGGTAGCAATACTATTAATACCGGGTCGGGCTAGTATCCTGTCCTCACCGGTATGGAAGCAGTTTTGTAATTTCCGCCTGGTTCTGGGCAGGTCCTCAGAGCCAATCGTGCCTTTAGGGAATGGAACTCTCAAGGCAGCCGCCTATTACCGATAAAGAAAGTCCGTGAGTTCCTTCCTCGCGTACCGCCCTCGCCTCTGGGCAATGTTCCGGATACTCTCTTACAAGGAATCGTCACTGTTTGGTACAACTTCTTTATGGTTGCAAATCCTAGTTTTGCGTTTAATCGAACCTCTGGGGTAGTGACTTGCTTACCGTTGTTAAAAAGAGGACTCAACTCAATAGATAATTTATTGATAATAACCTGTGTTGCGTCTGTAGGCTCGTTCAGCTCGTCGCCTGGGGCCACTAAGGGAGTAACCCCTAGCAATATGCTATCAGACAGCCAAAGCTCCATCATGCCAGTTAGGCGTCTAAGTCCTATCGATATAGACTCAGGCCCTGCCGGGCGGATAACAGAGTGCGCCCCTATGTTAGAGAGCGAGTCCTGGATTATGATGGTGCCTGTACTCATTTCGTCTCGGTGGTTTCGGTTTTAACTGGTTCTTTTGCCTTGGTTTCGAGTTTAGCTTCAACCTTCTTCTGTGGCGTATTCTTCCATCCGTCCTTTTTAGCGGCCTTTTCCTCGTCACTGCCGATTGTGACTGTTTTATGGGCGCCGTCTTTGTAAAAACATCTAGTATCTTGACCTTTTGCTGCCATGATATTCTCCTAAAAGAGTGGCCGTCCTTGGCCGTTTAAATTAACCCGTACCGATTAAGTTACCGCACATCTCTGGGATGAGGACATTACCCGTCATCCACATTGTTAAGCGATATTCAGTACCTAAGTTTCGGATATCTGAGCCTTTAGCGAACAAGATCTCTATTCCGCTATCAGTCGCCTCTTTCATCGTAGACACGCCAGCCCCATCCAGATCCATTGTTGCCAATGAGCCGTGGACGATTTCAACTGCATCATTCATAAAGAATATATTTGATGGTTGATCGGTTGTTATGTTAAGGAACGTAATCACCGCGCTATCCGCAGGGATAACAGAGCAGTTCGCGTAATCGATATTAGCCTGTGCGCCACCACCAGACACCACAATTGCTGGTGTGATGCTAATGGTTTGTCCACCGGCCGCTGATGCCGTCGATACAACACGGAACGTCTGTAGTGTTTGAGTAACGTTCTTGTGGATCTGACTAACCACAAACACATCAGCGATAGTAAAGGCATCACCTACTTCAATGTCGCCTGTACCAGTCTTCACAACAAGATCTTGAAAACGGTTGTCAACGTTATTGCCAGTGACGGGATCTGTCGCCAAAGGATCGTGGTCTTGGTTCGCACCATCAACAAGATAACCCGCTGCTGCTGTGGCAAGTTGGGTAGGCATAAAGTTAGCCTTAAAGGAATCAAACGTAGCAACCATTGGTATCTTTGATCGTTCAAACGCTGTTAATGAAGTACCGGTAAGCGGTGCATCACGATTGGCCAGGTTGGACGATATACCATTATAATCCGCTGGGTTCATAATGAGTGTCCGTTTAGCCATAATCGCTACATCACGTATCGACATCTGCTCCTCAGCCTTTGCTACCTGTTGATAGGTAGTGATAGCCGCCGCATCCTTGATAAAGATCGAACCTCTATTCTTGACTTCCGTAGCAACTACTGAATCAGCAATAGCGGAAAGCTGTTGAACAGCGGCCTCGGCAATCCTGTTACGTTGTAACGGATCGTTAAGCTCAACAGAGTTCATCGTGAACGGTACGTTCTTGATATCCGATGGAGCTGAGTCGTTAGCGTTCAATGAAGATGGAACACTTAATTGCGTTCGGTCTGCAAAAGCAGCCTCCGCAAGCACTAATCCATCAGTTCCTAACGTAATGTAGGGAACAGGGCGATGGACGGTTAAAGCAGATCGTTCAAACGCCGTTGAAGGCGGCATGAACTTACTGACTTGCCGGGCGGTTATGTTGTTCGGATCGAACCCCGCTAGGACTTGCTCGAAGAATACAACTTCTTCTTTTGAAAAAGCATTAGCCATTTTATAATTACCTCAATAAATAGTTAAATTTAGGACGTAGTTGTCCCGTCTTGAGGTTGCGTGTCCTCTGATTACCGCAGGCATGTGATTAGCCTCCCATCGGAGTCTGGCCCTGGTTTATAGCTCCAGTAAGCTTGTTAAATATTAAAGAGTTACACCCTTCTCTAAGGCTTGTTTCTTAAGTGTAACTATCTCGCTAAATTCCGCACTGCCATCGGCTACCTTGTCTCGTAACTTGTCGAGCTTCTTTTCCCAAAGGCCGGGGGCTTTAACCCCTTTAGAACCTTCTACCTCGTCCACTGGATCTGGTATGGCTTTAGATACTTTGCGAACCTTAGCGGTTGCTGATATCTCACCCAATAACAATAAAGCCTTCTGGTTATCACCTGATCTGACATGATTGCCCAATTCTACTAACTTACCTGGGTTCTTAGCAAGGGCATAGGTGACCAAATGTGACCGGCTGGGGAAGTTGTTCACAATATAATTGTGAGCCTCCACACCAATCTCCTCGATTACCTTGTCCTCTTGTTCATCATAATCAGGCAGCTTCGAGTTAATCGCCGCGGTACAATGCGCACGAATAGCCTCAGTGTTATCTTTTGGAACAACTGCGGCCGGAGTGGGTTGTGCTGGTGTCTGTGCGGCTACTGTTTGCTGCATTAACGCTGCTAAGTATTTAGGATCTGTTACGCCATCATCAAAGTCATCAGGACTTAACTCCTTGCGTTGCTGTAATTGATCAATCCTGAGCTTCTGGAGTTTGTTTTCCTCCTGCAATAGTGCGTTGGCCTGGACTTGTTTAACTGCTTCATCATCAGCGGTGGAATGTTTGCGCTTCTCCCTGGCTAACCGCTTCTGCACCGCAGCATTGATCCTGTCCTGCTCGGTTTCCTTTTCCTTTCCTTCAGGCGATTCGTCTGCGCCCTCTAAATAGATTTCAACTTCTTCCGTTGACTCTTCTGTCTCATCGACAGCTTCATCAGGGAGTTGTGTTTCATCAACTTCTGTTTCGTCTATTTCTTCTTTCTTTACTTCCGCTTCATCACCCATAGTTTTAACCTCGTTGGTAAGAGTAAATGTCCGCGTTTAATGACCGCGTAGTCATAAATCTATCCGACCGCTCTAAACGGCACTATATTCGATGTATTCTTTATTTCTGTTCTAATCTCTTGTAGGGTCTTGGCCGTTTTGACCTGTTCTCCTTCAGTCTCAGCCTGTACTTTGGCCGCATCCACTAAGGTCTTGCGTGTCTGGGCCTTCTTTAATTCAGCACTCGATATATTGTCAGCGGCTTTTGAGTCGCGCTCCCTTGCCTCGGCCTCGGCCTGTTGTGCAAGCGATGCTATTAATTGTTCCTGTCCGCCCTGTTCTGGCTGTTGGGCTTGCTGTAATAAAGCCTTCTCCTCATCGGTCTCAGGCTGGATAAGTCCCTGTAATATCATATCACGTCGATTCAATTCCTTAAGCCCTTCCATCCCGACCCCTGACGTGTTCGCAATGGCAACTGCTAGCAGGGCCGGCATGTACTTCTGGCCGGCCGGGGTGTTACCTAAGCGATCCATCATAGACAAGACATCATCCACTGTCTGTTCACGTAGAGTCTCGTATTGCGCACCTACGTCGGCATAGGCACGGAATTTCTTACCATCTAAAGTATTAGCTTCTATAAACTCGCCTGTCTCCTCGTCCATCGTGAGTTTACCCAACATCTTCATTGAATCAATCCCATCTAAACCTACGGTTCTAACCATCTGATGACCGGTATAAACCTCGGCCGCCATCGACTGATAGACATCGCCCATTAAAACTATCCCATCTGATATATTCTCCATGATAGGCGCGGTGTTCATATTGATTCGTTTGATTATCGCATTGATAGCCTTACCAGATGTCTTTGGATCGAGTACATCTTGAGGAATCTCACCACCCTGGAGGAACTGCATAGTCTGTTGCAATAGTTGGGCAGAGTTCTGGTCTAGTGCGCCGGGCTGGTCGTAGCCTATCGGACCTTGCGCAATAATCTTCCCGGTCTCATCCATTATCGGGTCAACAAATAGGAAGGGTTTATTGTTCTTATCCGCCCAATTATCGGCAACATCCTTAGCGGCTATCTGGTCTCGTAAGAATATCGGTATAGTTCCACCGGTTCCTGCTGCGTTCTCGGCTATCTGGTTCATCAACATATTGAATAACCGTTGCGGATCCATATTCTTCCATATCAATCCATAGTAATACTCAACACCGTCTACAAAGGTTCGGTAAGCATACAATGGAATGATAGGGATAAACTTACCGGCTATCCTGCGGGGTTTCTCAAGATAGTCCGAGCCTGTGAATAACGAGGTCTCAACAGTCTTGATAAGGATCTTCCTTTCACGGACAAACTCATGAATCTCAGACGCCCGTAGCTCATCCTTAATCTTTTCATGGTCTTCCTTGTTGTATGACTCAACGTTCCCTGTTTGGAAGTTATTGTAGATAAACATCGTTTCCTTACGCTTAATGATTTCGTATCGTCTTGCAATGTAAACTATCTGCTCAGTAGGACCGGACTCAATATTATATTGTTTACGATCACTAGGCTGATAGGCCGTGGTCGGGTCCATGTCTGGATATTGAGCTGTGAACTCTTCCAAAGGCATCGGGATTAACTTGGTACATCTCCTTGCATCACGCTTGTCTATCCGCTTGGCTGCGCTATCCCATACCACATGATTGAATGCGTTATGGATAGGACTGAACCCTATACGTTGGCTATCATCTTCTGGATCTTCCTCGTTCTCGAAGAAGGTAATCAGCTCGAGCGCACCATATCCACACTTGGCGAGCTCCATAACACCGTTATCGAGGGACAACTTACCGCTTGAATCCCTGAAGTCAGCACGATATATACCGTTTAATAACTCAGCATCATCATCTGATGTCTTCATGTCGTCAGGCTTATACTCAACACCCATCCGATTGTTACCCCATTCACCAAGGAACCGGTTAACCTTATCCGCTACCATATCGAACTGCATCATAGCCCTGTTGGTGGTGGTGTCGGCGCTTATCTGGTCTCTGAACCCTTCCCAATGTCCACCAGGTACATCCACGAACCTGAACGCCTGGTTAGCTGTGTCTGTCTGCTCAGTTAGATTGGAAGCGTCCTGTATGACGTCCTGCAAGGAGTCTTCCAGCCTTGCGTCTAGATCAGATTCTACTTTTGTGGGTTTGTTACTAGGCATTTGCAAAGCGTCTAATTGTGTTAGGTATGTGGACTGGTTTCTTCTCTTGCTGGTTTGCTTGCGGGAACTTTATAGGCACGTCTTTAATCCTTGAGATAATATCAAACATATCGTCATGCTCTCCAACAGGAAAAGGTAAGTATTCGTTGTTGATGAAGTCATGGATGATATCCTGTGTCTTTCCTTCGTAGTCAACCCTGATTAGCTTTCTGGGCATGATGAAGTTCTTGTCCTCAAAGGTCGGTACCATGCGTCTGATACGGTCGTTCTTAGCCATCTGCCCGCCTAGTTCCTTGATAGGGAACCGATAGCCCTCCCTCTCCTGTTCAAGTCTTATATGCTCAATGTCCGAGTCTTTACCATACTTCTCGTAGTATACGTCCAGGTCACGGCCTGTCGTCTTCCATTGCTTACGTAGTTCAAACAGTGTATCAGTGCGCTCCTTGAGTGATAGCTTGTCCCGTACTACATCTAATAAGTAATAGTTCTCATCCAGTCCAGCGCCGATAACCACCATAGCTGTGTAATCTGATTTCTTCTTCTTTTCGTTAGCCGGGTCAACAAGGATATACTTGTTCATGGTGTGGTGGCTGTCTTCTATAGAATCATAGAATTGTAACCACTCCTCATCGAAGCCTTGCGCCTTGTCTGATTTTGGATTCAACAACATTTGACAACCGAATGTATAGACACCTTGATCTCTTCGCTTCTTGATTAATGATTCTTTGGTTATTAGTACAGGTTCACCGTCAGCCTCACCGTTGTCTGTCGCTGCGTGGAGCCGTGGGATAACAGAGCCTCTATCTATCATGGTCTTGTATGTGTCGTTAAAATGATACCTGGTACCAATAGTCCTTACGTACCCACCCTCAGTGCCAAGGTTCTGCGATATTTCCCATGCCTCTGTGGTCTTGGCTATCATGTCCGGTGTACCAACTGAGTTGCGTGTCACCACATCATCGTAAACCCTACCCATGAAATGTACTGAAGTAGGCTGACCATCCACCAATCCCCAAGCCTCAACAGTAGCCTCCTTTGGGTTGCTGTCGCGTCTAACTATAATACCGCTATCCAATGCCCACATAGGCGCTTCTTTATCAGGGTTAGCGTAGAGGATATCAGGGAATAAGTCTTTTAATACTAAGCTGGTTTCGAACTCTATTTGAATCTGCCTCAAGAACTTCTTTGCTATAGGTCTTGTATGACTGAATATCCCTATCGTTGCTTCCCTTCCGTTCCATTCCGGTAACGGCTCCTCGCCGTGGCTTTGTAATATGTCCTGTATTGTCTTGGCAAATGTAATGATAGTTGATTTGTAATGCTCCCTAGCCCACAAGTCCAGGTAGCCATTCGGGCCTGCTTGTACCTCTCTGCACCGGTCAAATAGCCATGGTCTTTCTACATCTGGCCTGTTAAGTATGTATCTTAAAAGGAAATATAAGTCAGTGCGGCAAAGGTTTCGTAGATGCCCTTTCCGCTTCTTCTCTGATAGCTTCATTAATGAACGAAGCACTATCGGATATTGGCTGATTGTCGTGGCTGTACCTAATTTCGCCTGTATGTTGGATAACTGCATCTTTTGGACAATACTTAGAAACTAACTCCAGAAATTTCAATGGACTATCATTCGCTACATCTACCAGTAGTAGGTCAATGCGCTTACCGTCTTCCTCCAGTATGTCGAGGGCTGATAGTAACGCTCCTCTTACCCTCTGTACTAGCTCTGGGCCTCTCTTGGACTTCTTGCCGGTTGCTTGTTTGTTTCCTTTAGGCATGATTATCTCGTATTAACTTCATTGCGGCCTTGGTTGCCTTTATCTGTGCTATAGCGCCGTCTTTGTTTATTGGCGGCATGTAGCATATCCACATGATTATTAATGCCATTAAAAAGTACCAAGCTATTAGCATGATTAATTACCCTTGAAAATGACTGAATAGTATTGAGAATGCTATACCTAAATAGAACCCTGCTATAAGTAACTGGTATTCCATGAGTAATTGAATTATAGGATTATCTGTACGCATGATTAAGCCTGTTTCCTGGAAAGCTCTAACTCAAGTCCATATTTTATGACTTGAACCTGCTTTAGCCTTATATCTCGAAAGGTTTTAGCAAGCACTTGCCTTTGTCTTGCGTTGTCGTTGGTTCTGATTGATTGGATTATGTTCATGATTAACCTATAACCCACATTGCAGTTAGTGTACAAACTACACCAAACACAAAGCCCCACACAACACACTTTGCATTGTCTGTGTACATAGTATTGGATAAGTCATCGCACATCTTGTTGATATCTGGTGACTCTGAGCTGGTTGTTTTGTTTAGCATGGTTATTTACGTTTCTTCCTGGTTTTACCTGCCTTGCTTAAGGCAATTGCTATGGCTTGTTTCTTCGGTCTTCCAGATTTAATCTCTGTACGGATATTCTTGGATATGGTTTTCTGTGAACTGCCTGTTTTAAGTACCATCTTAAGTAGCCCAACTATCCCCAACTTTAAATCGTGTGGTTTGACTGATTTGTTCCTCTTCGTCCGTGGTGGAGTTGGTTAGTATACCATTTAATCGATACAAGCCTAAATCTAATAAATCTGTCTCGGCTGAGGTTAGGAAGCCTGGCCATGCACCGCCTGACGGTGTGATCTCCCTGGTTATCGTTGGAACGTCACCGGGTAGCTTCTTGACTTCAATTATGCAAATCCAGTTCTCAATGCTCTGGCCGCCGCGATCAAATATAAACGGGACGCTTTCGCCTTTGGCTATGATTGTTATCTCGTTACTCATTGCTGTATTTCTTCACCCGGCACTTCCCATTGATGGCAAAGCTCATATATTAATCTGTTGAGCGTCCCCATCAGGTGTATTGTTGTAGTTCGTTTGTTCCCTGCATACCACCCTGTAGACCAATCATCATCTGTATATTGAAGTGCACACGCTATTGCTATAATCTTTCCTGATTTCGCCTGATCTAGAATATTCTCTATATGCTTAATTAACTTTGGATCAGGTTTCGCGTCAACTTCTTTAAGATCTATAGTATTACTCATTTAGGGCCACCTCCTGATATCTTGCTTCGGACATTACCAATCTTTCTTGGAGCGCATATCTTGCCACTTGTAGGGCGCCCTCCTCTTAATGATATCGAGAGAGAGACTGTTCCCCAGTGTATAACCATGAGATTTATCATGTCGTTTCCGTGGTTCTTAGGGTTATTTCGTTATCCAAAAGGCTGCCGGTTATCTCTTTGTCTATCAAAATAATGTCGGTGTCTTTTCTCTTGATTGTGATTCTGACATTGCTTTCCGTCCTGTCGCCTTCTTCAACATCAAACAGCGTCTCTGTGCTGGCGTCTGGTATGTCGATGAATATAGATACGTCCTGCCAGTCCTTGGGGGCTGTTTGGTCTATTCCCTTGCTAGTGACCTTCTCGCCGTCCATCTCTATTGATGTCAAGGAGACTCTAACTGTTATATCACCTGCCGGCGTGACAGTGGGCAATGCGGCTACATTAGCAAACACACTGCCATCAATGCTTATCTGGAAATCTCCGGCCTCGATTGTTGGATTGGCTAGAAAGTCTTCAGGGCTGTTATTGTCCACTAGTGAAACCGTGAATATATACGCCTCGCCTTTAACGGGTATAGCCATCAGAATACCGACAACTTGGCTTGAAAGAAGGTTATTCCGCTGGCGTTTGAGATGTTTCTGAATTGTATTTTCAATGTGTCGTCCGGTTCAATCTGAACCACCGCTGCTGGTATGGTAACTGAGTCCGCCTGTGTGGGCGTTACCAGTCCTCGTGTGATTGTGTGTGGTGTCGGGGCGGCGCCGTTAATCGATACGCCTATTTCAATATTGTCCATCCCAGACATGGCCGCAGCATGAACAGTACCGCCTACCCTTATACCGCAATCAACGAGTCCTTGATATGTTATTTCACCATTATCCGTGTCCGTGAGTGTAAACCTGTCCGGGGCCGGCGCCAATGCCCACACTAGGCCCCCATCGTCTATATCTGTCCATACATCCACACCAGACACTGAAATAAGCGTTCCAGGATCTTCAACAAACGATACTGCACTGCCGTTGATCGTTTTAACCTCGATTGGATCAATGGTTTGTGTATCAACAGTTAAGAATACATCATTTGATGAGTCTCCCCGCAGACTGAAATTCTGTCCGCTGGTAAATGAATACGTTACTTCCTGCCCCTTCCGAAACCCAAAGCCACCTTTCAACACTACATTCACATCACTGCTTACAGGAAAGTTGCTTGCCGGTAAATTTAACTGAAACAACACATCACCACCAAGAGACAGCCCCTCGGAAATCTTGAATACAACCGTTTCCGTTGGCACTGTTGCGCCGGTCTTTAGATGCAGAACAGTCACCAACCTGGAATCTGCAACTGTGGTCGATGTGGATATTGAAGTCGATACTATTTCTGTGTCAAAAACTGGCTGAATATCAAAGTTTGTCTCCAATGGCCCGACAACTTGAGACTGTGGAAACTTAGACCCCGCATCGTCGTATTCCGTGACGATTGTGAGAAACTTTCTACCAACACTGGTGAGATTTATTTGTATAGCAAGGGATATTGAAGATATAGAAACTTGCTTATCGATAAGTAATGTTGCCCCTGAAGCCCTGAATCCCGTTTCATTGAAAACGCCGTCCGTGAGCTTTACCAGCGTTACCTCTTCATCAACTGTATTCAATTCAAAACGGATGCTGCCTTTTGTGTTCTCATCACCTATGAGATATATAAAGCCTTTAGAGTTACTGATGCTGATATTTGAGCCTGGTGGGCGCTGTGTTTCAGTCACTTGCAATTATTCCTAATATCTTCTCGTTGTGTTTCGGCATCATCCAGCCATACCCGCATTTCGCCTGCCGTATAACCGCCCCAAATCCACATACCGACAATAAGCAAGAAGGTGATTATCTGTAGTATTTCGCTGAGGGTTATCCTCACTTCTTCTTTACTGCCCGCTTAGCTTTCTTCTTTACGGCTCGTATGGGCTTGCGCTTGACAGTTCTTCTGGGTTTTTTAAGATCACTAGACATAATGGTTTCTGTTGCGATGCACCATTAAGTAACTGGTATTCCTGTCACAATGTTTTCATCCAATCGCGTAATTCATTTGCAATAGTTTCTCGACTTCTGCCACCAACACTATTCCCAATAGCGGCTTTAATCTGTTGCTGGCTAACACCTTTCCTTGCAAGGTAGGCTCTGAGCTTGCCAAAATCTGAAGCACTTGGTATGTCGTCTCTATTCTTCATTTATGATTTCCTCATAAGAGAATAACACTTCGTATTCTAGATCATCCTCAATCAGATTAAGCGTTGCATCAGCACACTTAATTTCCATAATACATATATTTGGATTTGGCGGTATATTTTCTTTAGGTCGTCCAGTCACATCCGAAAATGTTACATCATAATCATCAATGATTTTAGGATGACTTCTTTTTACCAGCGGCGGATTATACCCAACCCAAGGAGAGATAACTTGTGCAATATTCATACGTTTTCAAACTCCTCATCATAGACGGACGAAGTTTTACTCCAGTCACCAATAAATGCTACTGCCGCACCTATATCCAGAGTTCGTACATCGCCTGCTGTTGCGGTCTTATTGGCTGCGGCGCTGGTGAAATCTATTTGTCTAACCGTTCCAAAAGTACCGCCCCATATATCTATGTGTTCGTCGTCCATCCTTATTATAATATGCCATCCATCTAAAACTCCTGAACTTGTGCCTCTTGATACCGGTGTCCCGCCAAAATCTTCTATTAAATCAATCGCACCTGTGTCGTCTATTTCAAGTGCCCAATTATCCCTGAAAATGATACGTATAACCCCAGTTGGGTCGGGTAATGTTGTGATGTGATATTCAATGAGACAATCAGCGTCATGGGTAAATGTTGTTGACGTTGTTACCGACCTTTCCATGTTCTTCGGCTCAAGTACAGCAGAATAATCGTGGTCTGCAACCATTAATTCATCCATTAAAACAGCAGGAGTTCCAAATGTGACTAGCGCCTGGGCAAATAAGGGGCTAGTAGCACCTAAAAAATGCTGGAACATGTGTGTCCAGTTTGTGAAAACTCCACCCTTGATAAATAAATGACCGCCCCTTGGGTAATTTGCTTTCGTGTCTCCAACTGTATACGATTCTTCGCTTGAGTCATACCCGCCTACAATGATAAAAAACTGATATTCTGTTGCGGTGCTTACAGTGATAACGTTCGCTATTGCAACACCGCCTATTTGGGCACTGCATACACCACTTGCATCATTTTTTACCGCTAACTGAATACCTCCAGAAACTAATGTTGCTGAATCATGAAAACCATTGGTGCAGCGAGTATTTGCAAGGTCATACGTAACAATTGCAAGATGACCTAACCCGATT